TCCAGACGGGGCAGGTGAGCCAACAGGTATATTGGGCAAAGTAGCCTTCTCCATCTGTGTATTCAGCCAGTTGAGTAGCTGCACCACAGTTGGCGCAAGCTCTTTCATGGGGGCAGGGACAAGTTCATTATGTCCTTTAGGCAGGTTAAGAACTGCCTCCGCCATGTAGACAGTGCTTTCGAGCGGGATGCCCAGCTCATCACGGTAATTGATAATAGGCTGTTTGGCGAGCAAGTTGGCATGGGTAGCCGCTATTGACGCAAAGCGGTTGCGAGTCTTATTTATCTCTCTCGAAGGAGCAAATATACTATCGCCGTAGCCACTATCTTTAATGTCGTTAGCCATCGCTATTTGAGGTCTAGTTGCCACCGGCACGATGATTACAGGGAATGAACGCATCCCGTATTTTTTAGGGGGCTTAACGAATTTATTGTCGCAGACAACGGCATTGACGAAATTCTTATCCCCGTCATGTCTCCAGTAGTTGATAACCTCATTATCTTTTTCCTTTGCCGTGTCAAACCCCCACTCATCCTTGAGGGCTGCGCCTGAACGAAAAGTCTTAGAAGATGACCACAGTAGTCCATCCCCACCGACTTCATAAGTCTGCCACCTAGGGTCTAAAGGAGTGATATGAAATATCGCATCACCGTTTTTGGCTTTATACACCAGCACCTCTGCCCCTGCTCCACCCCTGATTATAGAATACCAGATAGACGCATCTCTTAAAGTAGGCATTAGGAGCTTCCTCAGCCTCCTATCCGCCATATCGAGGGCAAAATAGAGTAACCTCTCCAGCGCAGCTATGTCATCCCTCTTATCTTCCCCTTCCTTCTGAGCCATGCGTATAATTATCTGCATCTCGGCATCGGAAAGAGTGGATTGCACCTGGTCTGAAAAGGTGCGCAGGTCGTTGGAGACTACTTCAACATCGTGGTCGTGCATCCCTGATACATTATCTTTGGTCTCAGAGATATTAGCCGATGATATGGGCTTTAACGCCCATATATCAAAGTCAGAGTCCATGCGTTCATGTGTGGTGGAATCACTCCCTTCTTTTTTGGTTACTTTTGTGGTTATCTGAGCAGCATCTTCTTCCATATAATTACCCCTGTTAATAAATTCTCACTCCGCCCACCCACATGCTTGCCTCGACTACAGCCCCTATCTTGTCCAGTTGGGAAGCAGCCAACATGAGGCTTATCACCGTATCTCCATGTGTCTTGCCAACTGGCTCAGGATACCCGTTTATCCACTGGTATTCCATCAATTCCTGTACCTGCGGCTTGAACCTGGTAATTAAAGACCGATTATTGACCCTTTCTACCAGTTTAACTGCTAGTTCTCTCTTATTCGGCCTGGTTAAAGCCCATCCGTACTTCTTATCGTTCATCATATAGAGCTTCGGATACCCTAACTCTACCAATTTATCTATTACAGCCCTGCCTATCCCGATATTGTCCACCACAAGTAACGGACTATAGTATTCCCTGCATAACCTGTCACATTCAAACGCAAATGAGTCTGTTCCTACCTTGTTCGAGTAGATCGCCGCCACCACTTCCGAACTTAAACCCTTCTTTCCAACAATAGTGAGCGAGGAGTAGTCCAGTCCTACCCCCTCACCAACATCTATCCCCGCCGCATACTGTGTCCCAACCACCGGAGGTTGCAATATATGGATAAATCCCTCTCTTACCTCACCATACCCCGCTTCATCCCACAACCCTTTCAATACATCAGCGTTGAAACACGAAATAGCCGATAACGGCTCTAACGCCTCCTCAGCCGTCTTTGGATAATTCCCCTTTACTACCCACGGGGTATCTTCATTTTCTCTCTCAATGGCACGATACCACTCATCCCCTCTTCCTGGTCTTACGTCATACCCGTAAAACAGTGCCTTAAACCCGTTCTTCCCATCCCTCGCATCCTTCCAATGCCTCTTGAAGTAACTGTCAGGCTTCGTCTTGTCCACAGTGGAAACAGATATGAGATGCCGTTCAGGACTGTCAGCTACAGTTGCCCTGGTATGACTTAAATTTACCTCGTAATACTCGTGGAAATCACTCTCATCGTGTATTACATCGCCAGCCGTCTCACCTATTCCTGCCGTTTCAGTAGTGGGGAATGCCGTTATTACCGACTCCATCTTTTTGAACCCAAACTGTGTAGCCGAGTCAGGTAATACCGTGTATACCTTCATCCACTTAGGTAAATTGTTGTATATTACCTTGCTCTTATCAAGGAGACTCTTGGCTTCTTTTTCACCTTTCGACAGCTCAAGAACATTCCATCCTGGTAATGTGTATACCCTCCATAAAGCATAAGCCGCCAGTATCCAACTGATACCTATCTGCTTGCTCTTGATTAAATCTATTAGATTCTCTACCCTTAATTGCTCACAGAAGTCTATCAGGTGAGGCCAGAATACCCACTCTAACGCTAACTCACCAGGCTCCTGAATTTTCGTAAATTTAAGGAACTCTTTGAAATCACTCTGTATTAACGTAAGCTCTTTTATCTTTTCTTCTTTCGTCATTCCATTAACTGCTTGAAAGATTCTAATATGGGTCGCCATACCACAGCGAAATGCCTTCCCTGCCTGAGTGTGTCCCTATTCCTTACATTCAAGGGATGAGAATAAATTGCTTTACTAAACATATTAGGCTTGTCATCTGGCTGGCTAAACTTAACCCTCGCTATGTCTACTGGTAGTCTCATAACTCCTCCTTGACCAATTACTTGACATAACCAGCGTGGTTTTGGGTGATTTTGATGAAGGCTTTATGTGCTTTCAGTGCTGTCATAAACTCTACTCCATACACATGGGGTATTAAATAATGCCCATCCTTCTCCAACCGTCCGCAAATACGGCACCTTCTCTTTTTCGCATAATCCCAGGGTTTTACCCTATCTTTCTGCTTAATCATTTTTCCCCCCCCCTTGACCCAAAGATATCTTATGTTAAGTAAGCCTATTTTTAACTTTATTGTCGGGACAAGTATATCACTTCCCAATAGGGATTATGTCGCCAACCATGACGTAGCTTGATATTTTTTATCTCCCACGAGTTTGGTATCAAGCTACTAAATCCAATCCTAGCCACATGTAACCTGAACATGCTTACTCCTTTACATAATAGTAATTCGGATTTCTGGATTCTACGTGGTTTGGGGGTATGTTGCTACTATTGCTGATTGTGTTGATAATGGTGGTTGGGTGGTAGTGATGATGGTAGTGTTGGTGATGATGGTGGTAGACAGATTAGGGTGTAAGCTTACGCCTTAGCCACTGCTTGAACATCATAATCTGGTATCCCCACCGCAAAATGCCGACAATAAGTAGACTAATAAAAATAACTGCGATAATCCCAAAATGGATAGATCCCATATTTATCTCTCTCCTTAATAGGATAGTATTACTTTAACCTTTCATGCCCTCTCTCGTTGATTGTGTGAGGGCTAGCTTATGCAGGCTACTATCTCTTGCAGCTGCTGTTTCCTCTCACTGTGTATAAGTGGGCGTGTTGCTGGTGCTGTATCTTCAAGAGCAGGCTTACGCCCAGCCAGTTCTCCCATGTTAATAGTCAGCCTATCCAATACCTGCCCATCACTGGATAACCATCAGGGTAATAAGAGTGGTCATATATCTTCTCATCAGGGTTATACTTGTTGTCCTTAAATACTACCTTGCCATCTATCATCGTGTTAGGGCGTGACATTAAGGGGGTGCAGGGTGTGACATTATCGGGTGTGACATTAAGGCGTGACTTCTGTTTCCTTAACCTGGATGCTTCCTTCGCTTGTTCCTTGTTCTTATATGGCATCTATCCCTCCCTTATTAGTATGAAGCCAGTCCACCCTTCCTTAGTGTAGCGGTTGAGATAACTACGCCCTGTATTTTTATTAAAGTATAATATCAAAGTACCAATTTCTATCATTAACCCTCCTCTATTACTCCTGTATTCTCTATCTGTATGGGGTTATCTAGTTCCTTACGCTTAGCTGCCAGGATTGTGAATAGCTGTGTCACCAGCCCTGCGGTTAACTCTTCACCTCCGGATACCTCTAGCTCTGTTGCCTGTTTGGGCTTGCCTAGCCTACGGTCTATAAGGTATATAAGGGCTTCACGATCCCCTTCCTTTGCCTTCTCTACCAGTTGCCTAACGATAGCTGGGAGTTCCTGGTCGATAACAGCCATAGCCTCATTCATTTGAGTAGTGAGTGACTTCGGTCTGCCTCCATTGTGGTGAACACGCTTTTCTATTAGTTTATTACCTTTTTCAAACATAAAATTATCACCTGAATAACATATAAACAACACACCAATAAGCATAAGATAGTCTACTACTGCTTTCAACCTGTAAGCCCTCTGTTGGTCATCCTGTGAGGTCTGTTTATTAAATGACCGCTACAAAACGATACAAAGTGCTTAAAATGAAGCTAAAAACTGTAGCGCTACAATGTATCGTTGTTGATAAATGGTAGATATATATAGTAAGTAAGATAATAGCGACGCTACACCTGGCGAAGCCAAAGAGGTGTAGCAAGTGGTAATGTGAAAAGCTGATGGTCGGGTTGTAGGTTATGTAAATTAAACGCTACACTTTTAAGAGTTGTAGCGCGG